TCCTGTTGCTGATGATGCTCCGCAGTTTCCTGTTGCTGATGATGCTCCGCAGTATCCTGTTGCTGATGATGCTCCGCAGTTTCCTGTTGCTGATGATGCTCCGTAGTTTCCTGTTGCTGATGATGCTCCCTTGTATCCTGTTGCTGATGATGCTCCGCAGTTTCCTGTTGCTGATGATGCTCCGTAGTTTCCTGTTGCTGATGATGCTCCCTTGTATCCTGTTGCTGATGATGCTCCGCAGTCCTCATTAGCTTCTGCTTCCGGTTTAACTCTTTCTTTCGTATATTCGATAGCAGCCTGTACCAATCCGGCAATGCTCACTATTGCACCGATCTTAATCTTCGTGGATGCCACTTTCGTATCGTCAGATCTTTTCGATATCTCTCCACTCTGTTCGACTTCATGATATACACTGTGTGCCGGATCATAATATCCAAGGCAATCTAACGGATGCTCGCATGCATGGAATCCACAGCTGCACGCTTCGGCTCTATCTTCTTCATATTCTTTTCCCTCTTCATACCGGAAATCTCTGCAAGTCATGTCTTTGTTGAATCCTTTATAAGCTTTTATTACTTCTCCCACTTTTGTTCCTCCTAAAATCAAATTTCTTCTTTTTCTCTTTCTTCTTTCTCCACCACTCCGCAAGATATTCCTCTTGCTCTCTGTCTTCCTGTTCCTGTCTTGTCACAAAGTCACCTCCGAGCATCGTTCTTTTTGCTACGTCTTACTATTCTCCGATTTTTCTTTTCTTCTCCTGGTAATTCAGCTTTAGCACTCGCCCAACTACAGTCTGCCAAAGGACAGATAAAACAGTTCGGATAAGTGCATCCATCCGGTTTTGCCATGTTTTTTCCTCCTATGTGATAAGCTTTCTCTCTAAATCATTCATGTCATAGTTCCGTCCATCGAAATTATTAAATCCTTTTTTCTCCTGTCCGCTATCCTCGTACTGTCCCTCAGACACTTTTGTGAAATTGTTCGGTAACACAAACCAGTCGAATGTTATCTTCCAGTTTTTCACTTTCCCTTGTAAGTACTTGCTTTTCTTCACGTTATCCACAGCTTGCAAGACATCTTCCAAACCGTTGCTTTCTAACCTCGCTTGCAAGTTCTGGTATCTTTTGGAAGTCTTTTCTATCTTCTTTACAGGTTTTATCCCGTAGCTTTCCAAATCGTTCCAGGCTTTTATGACAACTTCAACGGATCCATCGTCTCTTTCCGGCTTTTCTTCCTGTCTTATCGGCTTATCTTTTTTTTCATTCTTCTGTTCAGTCTGGTATCTTGCATAGTTATTCACCGTGTATACGGTATATCGGTTTGTGGTTTTGCATGTAACCTCACCTGTTTTTCTCAGATGTGAAAGTGCTGTCCTTAATTCGCTCTCAGACAGCCCTGTTTCTTTCGAAAGAACGGATATCGAAGAGACAAATGATCCTCTTTTAATCTCTTCTCCTCTGAAGCTTGCATCTTTCCAGTTGGCTTTTAATAACATGTGTAAGAATAACCGACACGTCTTTATATCTGGATACCAGTCCCATTCCAGTATTTTTCTGCTAAGTTTTATGTAATTCTCGCTCACACCTCTTCAATATCCACCTCAATTCTTGGATTTTTCTTATCAACATAGAATTCATCCGTGAATCCCACTATGTTTTTCCAACCATCGTCCTGTAAGACTTTGGTATCTACTAACGCATCTTGGATACACTTTCGTCCAAATGCGCTCACATTATCCAAATCCCGCCTCTTATCCGGCTCATACCATCGGTAGTGCATCCGTACCTTTCTTGTTATTCGCAATCTTCCGAATTGCTCATATATAGCTTGCATCACACGGGATTCATTATCTTTCTTCATATTCGCTCCTTTATACCTATTGGTATTCAGTGCACGGATATAATCATTCATGTTATTCAGCTTGCCTTTCACCATCAAAATGTAATGCATTGTAATCCCTACCTATCTTTTTCCAACTCTCAAACGTCTGCTTCATGCAGAGCCGTTTATACTGGATTGCTCTGGCTCTATGTAATTCTTTCCCAATGTATTCATGGAATGCTTTTTCATCTACCGGATCACCCGGAATCGGTCTAAATACACCATCTCCAATATTCACAATACAGTCACCATTGTTATTCGCATGCTCTATCATTCTTCGAAAGATTCTATCAACATTCATGTTGTATGGACGTTGTATTGCGTTTCTATGTCCATCCGGTATTCGGTTAAAATAGCTTTCTGCCGTCTCTCTATTCTTTCCCAACGCTTTTCTCCTTTCTGCCGGAGTGTGGCTTCTCCGGCCGTGATACAATATCTTGTGCTGTGCATATCGAATGGGTGAGATGATATGCGTTAGAACCTGTTAATAGTTCCATTTTTGCCACATGAATCTATATTTATTTAGTTACAACCTGTTCTTTCCGAACACCTGTATGAACTCTTCTCTTGTCCCGTAGTGTTCTTCAAAATATCTCTGTGCCATCTGCTTAAGTTCTAAGTCCAACCCACTGTTTGGGTTCCCGTGTACGCTTTCGGGCGTAAATTCGTGTAAATGTGGTGCTAACGGTATCACAAATCCGTATTCTTCTGATTTTTTTCTGTACGGACCATAGAAAATGTGGTGTCTGTGACAGATTGGACTTCCCGTAAAGTAGCAGTGCTCCATATCGTCAGTGAATACACTTTTAAGTCTTTTCGCCAATCTTCACACCCCATCTTTCTTTCATTTCGCTTATCTGGTTCGGTGTCATGGTCTCTATTCCAAGTTCTTTCGCTTCGTACACAGTCCCGTCAATCAGTTTTGACATTTCATCGGTATCATAAGTATGCGACCCTCGCATTACCAGATTCACCCGGAATACTTTCCCTTTCTGATTGGTGGTTGTCCTCGATGTCGGTTGCAGATGAACAAATTCCACATTGTATGCGTCTATATCATCGTCCAAGGGGAGTGGAACTAATGCACCGTTAATGGTTTCGTACTGTCCGTATTCCGCTATTAGCTTATTCTTTATGTATACCTTGCTGTTCCCGGTAGCATCTGCAATCTTTCCAACCAGTACATGAAAGTAAGAGTTTGCATCGAGACTTCTTTTTTTCTTGTATGCCTTAATCGTTATTGCAATCTGCTTACCTCTAAGGTTCTCAAATGCCTGTCTTGCGTCTTCATTTAGCGTCAGACTGGCTTTTTGTTTATTGGTGGCAAAATCCACCGCTAACCCATCAAAAGTCCCTGTATAGTCCATTTACGCACCAAACATCTTTCTGGCTTCTTCCTGATTATCCCGAAACCACCCGTACTGCTGTTGTGTCAGATCTTCAATCTTCTGTGCACTGTATCCGGCTATAGCCTTTACTTCATCAATTTTGTTTTTTTCAAATATCTTCCGAAGTTCTTTTATCTGCCCTTGTGTAATCTTTCCGTCATTGGCTTTCTGTTCTTTCTTTCCACTGCTCTTTTTATCGGCTCCCGTCTGCTTTGCATATTCGTTCGTATCCGGGTCTTTAACATCATCCAAAAGGAACAGTGCGTTCATTGCGTATTTTCTCGCATAGCTTGATGCTGATCCAGTCACTTGCGATTCATCCATCTTCGGTTTCGTCTCCGGCTCCCGTGCATACGCCGGAACAGATATTTCTCCACCATTTTCGCAGTCGATAAATGTTGCTGTCGATTTCACGTATACTCTTCCGGCTATCTCCACGATTTCATCTTTCAGCGTAAGAGATACATTGTATTCCCTTGAATATTTCTTGAACTCATTCAAGATACTCTCTGCGCTTCTGTAATCGTATCCACCAAAATCGTTATGTTTGTCTTTCGGTACATCCATTCTTGTCTGGATCTCGGAAAGCTTCTCTGTGATATCAAGTTCACGTTTGCTCTTTTCTTCTGCCATTACACATCTTTCCTTTCAAAGTAAACGCCTAGAGAAGTTAATGCCATTTCAATCTCTTCCAGTTCTGCATCCGTAGCCTTAACCGTAAATACTACCGTCTTCGAATCTTCCGTGGTGAGTTCCGCTGCTTTCACTTCGTCCACCGTCTTGATCTTGTCGATGACTTTCTGTTCCGCTTCTGCCTTAAGTCTTTCCTCTTCACGGATTCTGACACGCTCTTCTTCTCTTACACGCTCACGCTCTCTTTCGAGTTCACGATCACGTCTTTCCTGTTCCTCTTTCTCTTTTCTCCGTAAGATTTCCGCTTTTTCCTGTTCGTAGCGGTTAATCATCTGGATAGCAAGAGCAAGGTTGTTGTTCTCCATGTACAGGTTTAACGCCTGTTCCTCTTTTTCGGACTTCATGGCCTTAATGGTTGCAATATCCTGTCTGGTCTGCATAACCTTTAAGTTTATCTCTTCCCGGATAGATTTCATCGTGGTGGATGCATTTGTCCACTTCTCACCGTAGATTTTTTCCAACGGAATGTAGTCATGCAGTTCTTCTTCCACCAGTTCGTTGTACAGGTTCTGGATTTCTGCTTTTTTCTCTTCTACACGTTTTGCTTCGAACTCTTTCACCTGTCCGTCAATCAGCGCGATAGGTCTATCAATCACTCCGATCAGCTCTTTTACCTTGCCCTCGAACACTTCATAAGGCTTCATGTACTCTTTCTTCACTTCAACCTTGCGGTCGTTCACTGCCTTTCTCAGCTTTCTGAGGTCTGCCAAATCACCTTTGGCTTTCTGCTTATCCTCTTCTGCAAACTGCTTTGTCTCATACACTGCCATCTCTGTTTCAAGAGATTTCTTAATGTCCTCAAAGTTTCCGGTGATAACCCCCATCGTCTGATTTATGGTCAATTCCAATTTTTGCATTTCGTTTACCTCCTAAAGTTCTTTCACGATTGTTTTACACTTGTTTTTTTCTGCTACCTTGTCGGCAAGCTTATGCACATAAGCCTTGTCCATATCTGTTTCATAGGCATATGCTCCGATACGGTATTCCAAGTCCGGTTTACAGATCATCCATATCTCTGCCATCTTCTTTCCCTCCCGTGATCTCTTTCACGCATTCTTCACATAGTGTCTGTCCGTCAAATGTGTATAAGCTGTCACCACTGTATACAGGTCTTCCACAACATGTGCAGTATTCCTGTTTTTCTTCTTCCGGCTCCGGCGGTATGGTCTTCCAATGGTCATAGCCTTTAATGCTTTCCATCTTCATCCCACCCCATCATTGCGATTATATCTTTGCTGTCTATGTATTCATGGCTCATTACATATCTCCTTAAAGTTTCTAACTGTCCATGCATATAAGCGTATGATTCCATCACTTTTTCCGTGTTCAGTTTTTTACCAAGTTCTATATACTCCTGTAGCATTGCCCTTGTATCGTTTTCTTTTTTCTCTTCTCCCATGTTCAAATCTCCTTTCATGTGTTATAATTTTCTTGAATATTTTTCTGAGTGCTTGATTGGATTTTCCATCGGCACTCTTTTTTTATACACATCCGGCTATCATAACCGCCAATGCGTATAGTGTTACCACAAGTGCTATTCTGTAGTAGTTAAGCTTGTCTTCCATGCTCTCTACCTCCTACCCGATCATAAGTATCAGCATTGCAATGAATGTGACAAACCATAAGCAACGCCAAAAGATTAGTTTTCTTTTCAACTTGCGGATGATCTCTGTTGCCATTGTCATACGTGTTTTTCCTCCTGTTCCTCAGATTTGCGAATTACAGGAGAATGTGTTATAATAAACCTGTATTCGCTAAGTGTTCTTTAGCGGTACACCGCCCTGTCTGGTATGTCGGTACCAGCGGGGCACTTTTTACGCCTTTTTTATCGTCAGACCGATTGTGTCTGACATATATCTATATTCTTTTTATTCTTATTCTTCTTTATATTCTTCTATTGTTGTCAACTGGCTTGCGAATTGATTGTTAATTGATTGTTATGTGGCTTGCTAACCGTTTTCACTTGACAAGCAGTTTTGCCTTATTTTTCAAGGGTTTTAGCTTGTCATTTGCTTGTCAACTGGCTTGTCAAAATTTTCGATTTTTTGAAAATTTCTTTAATTTTGGCTTGTCAATTGATTGTTATCTGAGTGTCGTTTGGCTTGCGACCAGTTGCCGTTTTGCCCTTATTTTTCAAGGGTTGTGGCTTGCTAAGTGGCTTGCGATTTGACCAAAAATCAACTGCTATTTTCGCATTTACCTTTTCAATAATTTGAATACATTGAAAAATAAATATTTTTAAGCTTTTTTACTGCCTTTCGTACCTGTTTTTTTCACCTTTTTATGTACGTTATTACCGCCAATGATGTTCCCGTTTTTGTCCAGTTCGTCCCAAACATAGCGTCCTTTGCCGGAGTTTCGCCACTGTGAAAAACCTCTCAATTCTCCGTAGTCAAGCCATTCTTTTATGAGTTTTACATGACTGTCTAACATGCACTGAACAGTAAATTCCATTGTTGTGCCAACCGGAACGGTCTCTGAACATGCAAGGGATATTCTTTCTCCCTGTGGTGTGTTTGCCCGAAGCGGTCTCTGACACGTTCCCATATCCCCGTCAAAAATCAGTGGAATTTTGCGCTCTTTCACAAAAATAAGACCGTCAATCTCCTTTTTGTACGCTTTGATTTTTGATGATTCACTACCTTTAACCTTGCGGAGCATTCCGCATGAATCTTTGAACATTCCTTTTATCTGGTAGTCATATACGAACGGTTTTCCGTCTTCGTATTTGTGGAAAATCGTCATTGATTTCTCTTCTACTGCATCTACACCCAGTGTTGCTACTTCATCCTCACGTGATGGTGCATCCGGTGCCTTTGATGCGATATAAGTCCGGTGAATCTCCTTATCCGCACACTGAGAACCTAATACTTCCTCGGTGAACGTTATTCTTACTTTTAATTCTTTCATGATGCTTTTTCTCCTTTTCAATTTGTTTTGGTTGCTCTGCTGAGCTAAGCATTTCTGTTCCATTTCATGGCTTTTCTTCTCTGTTCCATTTCTCGTCTGCGCCCCTCCGTTCTGTGCCCTTCCATCTCCTATCACCTCTATGCCCTTCATCTCCTATCACCTCTATGCCCTTCCGTTTCTACGCTATTCCAACTCACATCAACTCTGCGCTGCTCCATGCTATTCCGTTTCAGAGCTTCTCTCTTCAATTCCTTATCTTTTCGTGTCTGTTCATGCTGATCTGATACTTTTCTTATCCGTGCTAAGCGTCACAAAGCCATATCATTTCTTTTCTTGTCTCTGCCATTCATTTCCGTCTCAGTTACATTCAGTGCTTAACATTTCAGCTCCATAGCCTATCATCTCTTGGCTCTTCCATTGCATGTTGTCTTTTCTTCTGGATTCTCCTATACTGTTTATACAGGCACTGCCATGCCGAGTAATCCAGAAAGGAGTTTCAATTATGGTATTAAGTACTAATGCAGAAAATTTCTTAAAATACCTTTTGGATATCTATAAAGATACAAAAGAAAATAAGTTTTATTATTTCTCTTACATGGATTTCCCTAATCATGATTCTGCAATAGAGGAATTAGTCGAGAATCACTGCATCCATAAAACAAATAACATCAATGGGTGTATCAAAATCTCAGAAGATATTCTTCTTTAATCATTTCCCTGAGTGTCCTTGCTATCAGCCATTTCAGCAACTTCGCTCAGGGTTTCCCTTTTGCTGTTTACTAATTCCACAAACTGTTCAAATTCAATACCACCATCAAAAGAAAATTCTTGAATATTGATTCTCATGTCTACAGTCGGACACAACTCTCCGCTTTCATTTCTTGCGTGATAGTTCAGGTCTTCTATGCCGTTTGTGATGTATTTACCATCAATGAAAACGTTTGTGCTCTTTCCTATCTGCACCAATGCAAATTTAGGATTCATGTTGTAACCTCCTTTAATTAAACTTTGCTCTGGCAGACATCAGCTCAGCCAGAGCTTTTGTCATTTCGGCCAATTCCTGACTTTCATAAATAGATGCAACACGTTCTGTTTCTTTCTGCAAAAAGTTACACAGTTTTTCAATGGTGTTATCTACTTTTAAAAGTTTGTCCTGTTCCATGTTGTCACCTCCCTGTATTCAATTGTTATGTACTCCGGCATCCCTTATGTTTTTTTCGCCGGAGTGTCCGGCTTCTTTTCTGCTTCATCTGCCAGACTTTCTACTTTGCCGAGAAAATAACCTTTGTCAAATTCGGATAAGTTCGGCATTGCCTTTTTAATCTTCTCAACTATCTTTTTCTCTTTCTCACTCATGCACTCACTTCCTTTCTGTGCTATACTTTCCTTTGGAAAGGAGGAATAAAATGAAATTTGACTTTACGATAAATCTTGCTCTTTTGATAACTCTTTGTTCTCTTGTTCTGCCAACACTAACAACAATCGCCAACAATCGGCATCAAATCAAAATGCGAAAATTAGATTTTACTCTCGATAAAAAATTTTCCATCATTGAAGCCTATATTGAATCTGTTGGAAATTGTCTTGAATTATGTTCTCGTGTAAATCTTTCTCAATACAATAAAGCCAAAGGAATGCTTTATCTGTATGTTCCGAAGAAGTTACACAAGCAAATAAATGAGTTAGATATCTGCATTCAAAAGCAAGAGATTAATACGGCAAAATCACTTTTTGATGTTTTATGCATTGACTTGTCCAATGTAGTAAAACAGAAGTAATGCCATTGCCAGATTTATTGACATCTGAGAACTGCAAGTCAAATATGGCACTCTCAAGAACAACCAGAACGGTTTTTCAAGTTTTAATACGATACATGCCACAATCGATGCAGTTATCCCGTATACCGTGCAAATAACCGATGCAGTTATCATTTTTGCTATCACCTCCTGTATTCAGTTTTTATCTCCTAACGCTTTTTAAATCCTATATTTTAGGATTCTCTGTCCACAAAAATAAAGTCCATAGGAATACCAGAAAGTTCACTGATAATTCTTAACTGACTTAAATCCGGCTCTGTTTTACCTAACTCCCAATTAGTTACAGTTGCCGGAGAAACGCCCAATTTCTCAGCAAATTCTCTTTGTTTAAGCTTCGCATTAACTCTACATGCTGCTATGGAAATCCTCGGAACTTTGTAAGTCTCTACCATTTAGGTTCCTCCTTTCTTTATCTTATACCTGTATTATAATCCTATTTTTTCGTACTGTCAATATGATAATTTAATTTTTTAGGATTCTTGTTGAATTTTTTAGGATTCTGTGATACTATAATAAACGTAGAGAGGAGGTGTTAACATGACCGAGGAGGAACAGAGAAAAATCTTCGCAAAGAACCTAAACTACTACATTTCCAATAGTGGAAAGCAACAAAAGGAAGTTGCTGAAGCGTTAGGATTCCCCCAAACAACTTTTAATACTTGGTGCACTGGCAAGATAATGCCGAAGATGGGAAAGGTACAGGCAATAGCTGATTACTTTAAGATTTTAAAATCCGACTTGATTGACGATAAATCATTCAAGGAACCATCAGAAGAATTTCTTGAGATTGTAGCAAAATTAGGCGCAGACGATGAACAGTTTCAGAAAATTATAATTAATTATTATCACATGAGCACAGACAGGAAAAAAGTTTTTTGCGAGTTTTTCAATACTTTCGTTTCTGGCAACTAAAAAAGAAAAGGAGACATTAAGTCTCCTTTTCTTTTTCTTCTCTATAGCACGCTTTGACAAAATAAAATACCAGTTTTAAATATTTTTCGCTTGTCATTGCGGTTACTGCTTCAAGAATCCGTTTTTTGTAATATTCTTGCTGTTTCTTTTCGTCCACATAAATCCCTCCAATACCCCGACACGTCATTCCAGTAGCGATTACCCACATTATAGAACATATGTTTTCTATCTGTCAATGTTTTCACTGATAGCATCTTTTACCACAAGATAGATGTAACGCATTAAGCGAGGGTCACGGATGCCTTTTATCATCCGCTTAATTTCATTTTCATAAGTATCAGTCCATGTTTTGTTGCTCTTGCTGTTCATTTCGTCCTTTCCCATTAGATTACCTCCTATCAATGGCTTGACAAGTGCCATTTTTGTTTTATAATGATACATTGTAATACTTAAATAAATTATAACTCGAAACTATAGTCAAGATGTTGGCTAAAATATCATATTTTTCTTATAAAAAGAATGAAAAATAGCCAAGATATTAGCCTTTTCGACAGGATGTGACATAATGCTAACGAAAAATGAAATGTTGGATAACTTCGCACATAACATCGAAGAAGAGCGGAAAAACCTTGATTTTACGCAAGTTCTCTTTTCTAAGATGCTGGGTGTGTCTGTGTCCACATACAAAAACATCGTTTCACGGAAGACTAATAATCTTGACGTTTTCTTAGCATTAAGGTTGTCTGAACTAACTCATAAATCTATCCCTGATCTCTTAGGGTATTCTTCTAAGGAATACGAGGTATTGGGAAAGTACAGGCAATTGACCGACAGACAACGTGCGTATATTCTTGGTAAGATGGATTATGAAATCTCTATGAAAGTATTGGAAACGGATCCCGAAAACATGTTGGATGTTCTATGCCCCACTGGTGAGATGGCTGACGGTATGATATTGGATTCTTCACACGAAGAACGGATATACTGCCCGGAATACATAAAAAAGTACGGTGAGACATTACATTGTGGCATAAAGATAACGAGCAACCACTTGCTCCCTGTATATGTAAAGGGTGATATCATCTGCATATCCAAAAGAGTGCCAAGAAACGGTGATACCGTGATTATTATACATAAAGAAACAGGACGTGCGTATATAAGGCGGTATGTGCAGAGAGGTAAGATAAAGTTAGTCCCGATCAACGGCTTCGGTGATGTCATAGAAGTTGATCCAAATAGTTTTGAAGACATGGAACAATGGGTAAGGTTTGGAGTTGTGATTGCGGTATTAAGAAGATAGCATACTATATAAAAAATTGAAAGGAAACATAAAAATGGATGACGGCAAAAAATACTGTAAGCATTGTGGAGAACGGATAGATTCTGATTGCGTAATATGCCCGAAATGTGGTAAACAGGTGGAAGAATTAAAAAGAAAAGATCAGAGCATAATCATAAACAACGCTCCGTCCGCTTCTTCTTCCGCAAGTTCCAGTGCAAGTGCTGCTGCTTCTTCCTCTGCAAGATATTATGGATGTCCAAAAAATAAATGGATAGCATTTTTCTTATGCTTATGTTTGGGATTTGTTGGCGCACATAAATTTTACGAGGGAAAAATAGGCGTGGGGATTCTGTACATATGTACGTGTGGACTTTTCTTCATTGGTGTGATTATAGATTTGATTGCTATCCTTGGAAAGCCAAATCCATATTATGTATAAAAATTATGAAAAATAGATTGACGGCAGTTGTCCTTGTGTGTGCCATGACTGCTTTAACAGGTTGCTCTTCTGGATTAACTGAAAGCGAAGTGGACAAAAAGATAGAATCTGCCATAAAAGAGAATAATAAACAACTGAGTGATAATATTCTGAGTGATTTAGACAGCCATATACAGGCAAAGCTGGATGAACAGGACAAACTTACGGATGATGAAAAAGAAACGCTTAAAATGGAAATAATGCAGTCTGTAGACGAAAAGCTGTCAAGTGCATCGGCAAATAATACTGTACCTGTCAATAACACATCACCTCAGACAAAAGTTGTGGAAAAACAGGAAAGAATCGTTGAATCTCCGATAAATAAATATTATACAAACATAACCAACATTGAACACTCTACATCTGAGCCGGAAAAAGTAATAGACGGAACTCCTATCCCTATAGAAAAAGGTGAGTTTACAACATGCACTCTATCCGGCCATACTACATATACGATCGAGACGATCACAGCGAGCATATACAACCATGACAGCGAACCGTATCGTGAAATTAAGTATCCTTACGAAATACACGTATCCATAACTGGCACTTACAGGAATTACGAGCAATCCGATTCACAGTATCCTACCATAGACAGTGTATTGATTTTGCAACCGTATGGCACATCTCTAGGTATGTGGAATGAGGTACTAAACGAAGACGATCACACATTCACGGCGAATTATCAAACTACACTGAATCTTGTTCCGGATAAGATTTTATTAAAATAAAAAACACCCACTACATCGAGCAATCGGCAGTGGGTGTTTTGGTATTGTATGTAAAGTGTAATGCTCTTATTTTATTTCACAACGCCGGATAAGAGCCAGTAGGTCGTGTCAAGTCCTACTTTTCCGTCCGGTGTGAGATCCCTGTTGTTCTGGAACTTCTTCACACATGTGGTCAGATAGTCTGTCCACCCCTCATTATAAGACAGCTTTGTAAAGCCATATACGTCTCTGAGGGTACGTCTAAGCCATCTGATAGCCGTGATACAGTTGTGCGTCTGGCCGGACCATAAGATATGCGTTTTGGCAAAATTCTGTGAGCCGACACCGAATTTGTCATCAACAGACAGTGCGTTGGTATCAAACCCTTTGTTCATGGCTTTCTGCCATTCTCCAACACGGGAATTATTGAGATAATACCGCTTGTCACCTTTCCAAGATTCATCTACCGGTTTAGGTGCCGGTGCTACAGTCGGTTTCTGTACCGGAGTTACCGTACCGCCCAAATCCTTATAGAGATAGTTCACGTCTACATTTCCAGGGATTCCAGGAATAGAGCCTTTTGATGTGTACTGCCACATATCAATTCCGTCTACTCCGGCAGATTTAGAGCCGTAAGATGCAATCCACAGAGAATATCCCCATGTCTGACCGATATAGTTCTTATACCAAGATGTAGATGCATAGATTCCGGCTTTATATCCATGTGCCACCATTGCGTCACAAAATGCTTTTGCGTTGGCTCTCGCAACGCCCTGTGTTCCCGGCTGTTCACTGTCGAAATATACAGGCCATGCCGGAGAATGTCCTTTTAGAAGTCTTAATGCATGGTTGATTTCTCCCTGTACTGCACCTGTAGTCTTTGCGTAAGAATACAGATATACACCGTAAGGGATGCCAAGACGCTCACATTCAGATACATTTCTTAGCCATTTTTTATCATCCTGTCCGGTCTGATCTTGTCCATATCCGCATCTAAGGATAGCGCCTACAATGCCAGATGCTTTTACTTTCGCCCAGTCGATGTTCCCGTTATGTTCAGAAACATCGACTACCCTACTCAATATATCCCTCCTGTTTTAAGTGTTCTTTTGTTTCTGCAATCTCAGCTGCATGCTCTTTTGCAAACTTTTCTGCATCTGCTTTTTCCATGCCATAGTGTTCTGCCAATTCGTCTACCGTGTAGCCGTAGGCACAGCTTTTGACTACTTCGCAAATGGTTTCTTCACTCATTGTTGCCATATTTATTCTCCTTTTCTTAGTGATACAATAATCATGGCATTTTCTACTTTTTTTGCTGTGCCCGTACTTTCCTTAAATAGCAAGGGATTTTTAACCGATTCTAAATGGTCAGATGTAAAACTTCTTACATAGCACTTGTTACATTTCTTATTATGTTTTCAATATTGTTCATAAAAACACCCCTTTCAAGAATTATATTACTCTCAAAAGAGGTGTTTCCTGTATATTTTCTTTATTTATTCCTGTCTAAAAATTGCGTTTTGAATGCAAATTTTGATTAATCCACAAAACTCAGTTAGTAAATTAAATGGGAAGACGCATTAAATCGCTTCTACAGAAGAATGTATAAATCCGTCTCCGGATAATGCGGTCATTCTTGAATACATCGCAAGATTGCCACCCGTGATGGTTATTTTCGCATTGTCACAAACGGCAGTGTATGTTTTTCCGTCCAGAGGAACAATTTCTGCGACAAGATTATCCGAACTTTCATTACGGAAATAACTCACAAGAAATGCTACAACACCATTCGGATTTTTTCTTCCAAACACCAAGAGTGATCCACCTCTGTATTGTCCGCCAGTTACATTGACGACAATTCCAGTTTTAATTTGTTTGAGAATTTTCGCCTTGCTATTTAACTTATCTTCTTCCAAGTATTCCAAGTACCACCATTTTTCTTACGGAAATAAAATGAGTTCTCAGACGAATTGAAGAAAGCAAACTGAACTCCATAATTATTTGATGTCGATGGAATAGTTAATATTGTTCCATAATTCGTATTGGTTTCTACATCAGAAATTCCATTAGTAATGTTCGGACGGAAAAACCAATACAATGACAATTCTCCTGTTGTAGTAGGGATAGTATCAAGATCTCCTTTGAATTCATTCTTCCCAGCACGAATTTTGCCCTTGCTATTTAATTCATTAAGTGCCCCTATAACCGTCTTGTTTTGCGTCTCTAATTTTGCAAACACCTTGCTTGCGAGCTTGTCTAAAAAGTAGTCAGCTAAAGTAGACAATGTGACACGCTTATTTGCTTTTGGGGATTTATCCGCATCCAGTGTCATAACCTCATCAGTATCAGTCGGGTTTGTATCTGTAGTGTAATCTGTCCATTTTGCCATAATTATTCCTCCTTGAGATAGTTTTCTTTAATATAGTCATCTACCGCTTTCAAATGAGATAAAAGTTCATCACTCATTACGATAAAATTTCCCTTAACGTTTGGATTCAGCAATTCTCCTTTTTCCGAGACTTCGGAATAAGTGAAAGAAACTCTTTCACCCTCCCCTGTTGTAAATTTTGTAAAACTGGTTAACATTTTTTTCATATTATACCTCCGCTTGCATCGTATCTACATAGTTCTGATATTCCATTTCACCGATATATGCATAATCGATATCCCGTTCTTCTACGTTTTCATTGTAAACATCTATTCTGTCATATTCGTAGTCCTTTTGGCGTGCCTTAATTTCCCATGAAAAGTTTAGGCTTTCCGTGCCCTCTACGACAAAGTATGTTTCGTGACGTTCAGATACCCATACATCACCTTTTCCGTTTTTCTGCAAAAATACTTGATATTTGCAACCGCTTGCAATAGTTTCTAAGAATATCGGGTCAATGCTGATATAGCATTTTCCGTCATATCCTATTGTGCCCTCTCCGACATCTCCGAACATTGGTGCCGGAGTTTCGTAAGCGTTCAAAAGTCTTTTTGAATAGCTTTTTGTGTTGACTGCCCTGCTCTTTTTACCTGTTACTGAAAAATCACCTGTAATACTAAGATCTTTATGTATCCACCAGCTGTATTTTGTTTGGAAATCTGCCACTTGTGTACCAGTATCATCCCACATTCCAATATAATCTGGGTCAATTGCAACTCCCTGCCCATTGGTACGATTTGTAAAAACACTAACCCCTCCTTGTAATTTTACATATTTTTCGTATTCACCAGAAGAATCTACTCCATCTATGTATGAAATGATAGGTTGACCTCCATATGTTTTCAATCCTTTGTTATCAACAGAAAGGCTTTTCCAACCAGCAGAATGATATACTTCAAGCGTTCCTTGTTCGTTTGCTTTACCACCTAATTTAAGTGTACCGCCCTCTGCATAAGAGAAATTAAGATAAATTTTTCCATCTTTAAGAAACAGTCCTTGAACCTGTCCGTTGTTTGTCAGTCGGTTAAAGATATTTTCCTGTGTCAGTGCTTCGTCCAATTCATCTACTGCGGAATCATCCGTATATTTAACAGCTTTCTCCCAATCCGTAGTTACAAATGCGCCGGATGCTTTAGCAACTTTACACCGCATCAAATCTCCGTTTTTCCCCTGTGTCCAAAGGTCACCGATATCATAAGGTGGTGCCGGTGTGGTGACGAATACTCTGCGCTTGCTGTCTGCCGTGTCCTGTGCATTGGACGCATCATTCATTGCCTTGTCTATTTGGCTGTCCTTTATGCGGAACCACTGCCATACACTATCAATCTTAAGGAATCGGTATGTATAACCTTTTGTTTTCCAAAAGAACAGGTCACCGTTGTGCACGGTTTTTAATTCATCGGTTGTCCATGCGGATGCCGGAACGTTGCTAAGTGTCGGCTCGTAATCGTAGAAATAGGTGTCAATCTTTCCGTCAATCTGTGTCTGAATATCTTCTATCTTCGGAGAATATGTGTTTTTGATGAAATCATTAACTGTAGTATCATCCGTATATCCGTCTTTCTTCTTCCAGTCTGACGAATTATAAGAACCGCTTGTTCTTGCGGTCGTACAAACCAAAATAGAACTTCCGGTAAAATACACATCGTTAATGTCGTATGGTGGAACAGGTTGTGATGTAAATATCTGTGCTTTTCCGTCAATTTCATCAAATACCGCATCCGGTGGAGTTGTTTTCATTTCATCCCATACACTACCGTTGTAGATGTAAGATTTCTGTTCGGAAGTCTTATACCACAAATCACCTTTGTGCTGTGCTTTGAGTTCCGCTGTTATCCAAGCTGTTGCCGGATCAGTGTCCTGTCTCCATGTTTCGGCTTTACCGTCAATCTGTGTCTGAATTTCTTTCACGGTATCCGCATACTCGCCAGTCATGAAGCTTTTTAGCGCACTATCATCCGTATAGTTATCTTTCTTTTCCCAGTCCGAAGCATCAAAGTTTCCGCTTGCTCTTGCTGTCACACACACCTTGATATCCGTACCTGTGAACCATGTGTCACCAACATCGTAAGGTGGCTTTGGCTGTGCAACATAGATAGATGCTTTCCCGTCAATTTTGTCGAAAACTTCATCAGGGATAGAGGATTCAACCCAGTGTCCGCTCTGATAAATGTATTCTTTATTCCCTGTCTTGGTGTGCCACAAATCTCCCTCATGCATGGCTTTTTCTGATTCTATGACAAGCAAGATTTCGTTCCCGTTCACATCAAGAATCTTGTTTCCGCTAACATCACACCATGCAGTTGTTTCTACTGCTGTCCAAGAAAGAGCCGGGTCTTCATCTTGATACCATGTTTCAATTTTTTGATCGAGCTGTTCTTTGATTTTTTCAACGTCTTCTGCATAAGTTATATTGATAAAATTCTCAACGGTTGTATCATCGGTATATTTAACTGCCTTAATCCAGTCACCTAGACTATACTTTTCGCCATCTTTCTTAGCTGTCACACATCGTTTTAAGTCTGACGTATCATCACCAACCCACAAATCCCCAATGTCATAAGGTGGAAATGGTGTGGTAACAAATACACGCTTTTTGGTCATAGCAAGGTTATTTGCACTTATTGCATCAGCATCCGGCATTTCCTCCCATGCAGAGCCGTTCCATCTCTTTGTTTTCTGTTCATCCGGGTTATACCACAAATCTCCCTTGTGATTTGCTTTCAGTTCGTCAGTAGTCCATGCTCCGGACGGATTAACAGACTGGTTATATGTCTCAATCTTACCGTCAATCTGTGTCTGTAAGTCTTCTCCGAGTGCGTCAAGTTCTTTTTTAACTTCATTCGCCTTTGTGTCATCCGTGTATTTAGATGCCTTTTCCCAATCTGTTTCAGAAAATGTGGCAGATTCAGAACGTGCGGTCTTGCATCTCATGATATCCCCGTCACCGCCTTGAACCCAAAGGTCACCGATATCATAAGGTGGTGCCGGTTGTACAACAAATACTCTTCGTTTTCCGTCTGCGGTATCCTGTGCTTTTTCCGCTGCTGCTAATGCTTTTGTAATATCGGTATCCTGTATTAACTGCCATTTCCAAGTGCCGGTAGCATCTTCTTGCGTGAAGCGGTACGAATATCCTTTGGACTTCCAATAAAACAAATCTCCCTCATGCTCTTTCCTGGTTGTCTCGGTTGTCCATTCGGATGCCGGGTAATTCTGCATGGTTGGCTCATAATCGTAAAACCAGTTTTCAATCTGCCCGTCCAGACGTGCCTGTATCTGTGCAATGATAGGGTCGTAGGTCGCTGTGATAAAATCATTCAAGCCAGAATCATCTGTGTATTTGTTACGCTTTTCCCAGTCGGAAGAGGTAAAATCTCCTGTATCACGGCTTTTTACGCACGTCATAATATCAGATGTGGAACTGTCAAACCACAAATCACCGGAACTATATGGTGTAGACGGTGTATTAATGAATATCTGTGCTTTCCCGTCAATTTCATCAAATACCGCATCCGGGACAGGCATTTTTACCCACTCGCCGGATTCTGAATATCGGTACTCTTCGTTTGTGGTTGTATTCTTCCATAAATCACCGATATGAGATGCCTTGGTTTCCTCGAAGTAGAGATACATTTCATTCCCGTCTATGTCAAGAATCGCATTTCCATCCACATCACACCAAGGTATTTCGGTGATTTCACCCCAGTTAACCGCCGGGTCGGTAGGCTGATACCATGTTTCAATCTTGTTTGTAACTTGGTCTTTCAGATTATTGATGTCTTTTGTGTATACATTGTCAACAAACTTTTTGACAGCTATGTTTGCAATAGCTTCAAGTGTCTGTCCACCGATGGCCAATGATTTCGCACGGATATCCACACGGCCTGTTTCGGTATCTGCATAAAACGTGATATTGCCATCTTTGTCCCTGATAGTTAATGCACCGGTATTGATATAATCCGCATTTATTCCGATGGCATACAATACTTTTGCTACTAAATCACCAGTGAGAAAGAAGCCGTAAGGATAGGTCTGCCCACCGTCTGTTGATACACCTACAGCATCGGATGTAATCTTGATGACGTTTTCGGATTCACTCATTGTCGGCTTGTCATGCAGATATGTTATATAAGAGCCGTCAGACTGTTTCACCTTACTGGTGTACATTCCTTTTGCATTGGCAAGAGTGGTCTGCAAATTCTCAATAGCGGATTCCATTTCCTTGCGATTTTTATTTGCTTCTGCCTGTGCTTTGTGATACATCTCGGCAGATTCACTGTAGTATGTACTGCTATTTGTTTCCGGGTCTTTAATACCGCAAGACAGTTCTGATTCTCCCGGATAGGAAAAATCATGTGTGGTTATCACTGTTTTGTACGCTTTGTCGTTTTGGTCTACGATAACGGCACAATCCATGATTTCTGCGGTCGGGTAAGGGAAAAATGTGCCTGAGAACGATGTCAGTGTCACACCATTCAACACACCTCCGATTAATTCCAGTGCTTTTTCTTCTGCGCCAGTGATTAATGGATTGGTTATGGTCAATGCATAGTCATCCGTTCCGTTCAGATATTCTACATCCTCATTGTTTACACGCTTTGTAGTTCTGATTCCAGTAATTGTTACCGGGTTCATCCCTACTGTTGGATAATCCGAATATTCGGATAAAACATGGTACTTTGCGTTTTGTGTTGATAATTCCGTGTACAGAGTACCGTCTGTAACGTCCTTAAGTGGCTCAAAATCGTAACTTTTAATGCTAAGTGAACCATTCTTAATGATTGCATTTCCGACCGCTATTTGAGCAATATATCCAATGATTTTACGAGCCGTTGTCTTTTCCGGCATGCTCTGAATTTGAAAATCTTCATTTTTAAAATGAGCATCTGCAGCTGTAATTCCAACGAACGCACAGACTTCTAATAACAGGTTTCTTGTAGTTGCCGGATAGGAAAGTTGAGAAGTAAATTCTTTATTGGCTTTATACATAGCATCATAAGCCGTGATTTCTATAACTTCTCCCGTTGCTACCGGAGAAGTGACATAAAATACGCCCTCATTTATTCTTTCCTGTGTACCATCTTCCAAGTCTGCTTCTGTGTATAATGTGATTTGTGAATAAAAAAAATCATAATCCGAAAATCTTCCGTCCTCATTGAATAAGGACAATGTGATAGTTTTGGACAGAGCGGAACCCAGCGGTAAATCATCACCGCCGGATTCCGAATATCCGTTGTCAGAAATGGAAAAATCATCCTCTGAATCTAATGTTATTTCAGTTCCGTCCGCAAACAAAACTTTTGCATAAGCATAGAACAGACCGCCTTTTTCTATAATGTTTTTGAGTTTATCACTTACGTTTTTCATCTTCTACCCCTAACTTATTAAGGTCAGCGACTATCTCTTTCGATAGCCGGAATTATTTATATAACCAGTGGATTAATACAGGTAACTTGGAAACTCAATTCGTTATACCTTTCTTCTCCCTCATTGAGCCGGATAACCGGAAGATTGAAGTTCGAAGCATAGAATTTTCCATTTTCCCACCTAGCTTTGTATGCATTGAAATGGAAAAAGTCAAATTCATCTTTATTTACGATTTGTGCCAGTATGCTAGATGCTTTTTTTGCACTGATATCCGTCCATTTCACATTGTATGATTCCACTGTGAACATGACTTTATTCTTCATTTTCCCCCTTGGGGTTCTCCCGGACTTTGCAGTAGAGGTTGTAGCAAGTTGTACTGTATATCCATCTTCGTCAACGTCCGGGGCGGTGTATGTTCCGAATCTTAAATGCTCCTGTGCCATATCATCACCCCCTACGCCATCTCAAACGGATTCATACCCGTCTGTGACATTACTACTTTTCCCTCTTCTACCACTGCTTTATATATCTGCTTTCCTTTCAGGTATACCGGGATTTCAATGCGTTGTTTCTGTCCACTGCCGGATTCTTCCCTTACGATCTGCCGGATCAAGTTTTCCGGTGCTTCGATGTTGTTTCCGTTCTTCTGGTCACCGAGTACCGCCATGAACTCTTTGTTTGGTGGAATTACTGCACCTTTCGCAAGATATGGGATGTAGTTCGGACTCCAATATCCGATATTAAATCCAACAGAACTCCAACCTGTAAACTCCTGCAACCATTTTGGCAACCGAATATTCATGTGGTTCATAGCACTTGCAAATCCGTTCTGCATCCTCTGGAATCCACGTAACATAGCGTTCATAAAGCTGATGATTAGATTTACTGGACTTTTTACAGCTGCTACCATTGCGTTCCAAATTCCGGTGAATATATTCTTAATACCATTCCACGCTCTTCGCCAATCTCCGTAAAAAACACCGTTAAAAAAATCTATGACTCCGTGAAAGATTTGCTTAATTCCTTTGACAAAATTACTAATATCTTTTGCAAATCCCTCCATGTACATGCCTATAATTCCAAATGCCTTAACCCAGTCACTTTTGAACGCACCGGTAAGGAAAGTGATAATTTTCCCAAGCGCTTTTAAAATTCCGGCTGATACTTGCGCTACAATTCCTACTAGATTTAGCGCCATGTTTATTATTCCACCGACTATCGGGGCGAGAATCGGGAGTATATTTTCTACAATCCATTCAATTAATGGTACAAGCACCTTGTCCCATAAAAGTTTCAGTAAATCAATAACTTGTCCAAGTACATTAAGTAACTGATTTATCGCATCTTTAACCGAGCCATTCAAAACTTCATCAACCTTTTGTGCCAATACATCCAAAATCGGAGCTACATACTCGTTATACGTATCAAGTATGGTTTCTACGATTTCAGTAAGTCCATTGCCTATCTCTTGCAAAAATGGATGTATATGCTGATCGTAAAGTTCGGTAAGTTTGTCGGCTACACCCTGTAAAAATGTCTCTATTGACTGTGCAACTTCTTCTATCGGTTCAAGCGTGCTGTTTATTGCTTCGATGAACTTTTCTTTGTTTTCGATGAATGGCTTAGTCAATGCATCCAAAATGTCACGTCCAAGAGCTGATGCAAGTAATACAACTTCGCCAAATGCTGTCATGAAAATGCCAAGGATATCACCTGTAAGGTCTTGTGCTGTCTGAGTTCCAAACGTCTGCTGAAAGATATAAGCTAACGCTTCGGTTAAATTCCCGATGATATCATTAATGCCTGTCCAAATGTCAAACATTCCTATCAACCATTTTTTTATTCTTCCGGTATTCTCTGATAGATAGCTTTCAATGCCACCTACAATATTTACCGCAATGGTAAGTCCGACCGAAGTAAACGAGCCTACTACTCTTCCAAGGTTATAAACGAACGACTTTGCAAACCTATGTGCTGCTGCCTGTACATTTTCATCTGTAAAGATGTCTTTTAAATGGTTTCCGATTGATGTTAAGTCGTTCTGTAATTCTTCCAACATTGGCTTATAATCACCAAGTCCATCCCAAAAGCCACTCATGAATATATCTCTAATCTTTTTTAGCTTGTCCAAGATATCGTCCATAAGGTTTGAGAAGCCATTGCTGATAGCCACTTCTTCAAACATTGGTGACGTTCCACTACCACCGCTAGTATTCGGCGTACTACTTGATGGATTTTTAGAACCGGAATTGTTTTTGTCCTGTTGCTCTGTGTATCGGTTCAGATCATCCAACGGCGAAAGATAGTCCTCTGTAGCGTCAGTTGCGTCCTCTGTAGCGTCTGCAACATCTTTTGTGCTGTCTGCGTCTTTCTTTGCGCTGGATGCCGTCTTGTCCAAACTCTTTGCATAGTCTTTTTGTACTGCTATAGCTTTCGTATATGTTTTCTTACCGCTTAGGAAAGCGAAAAACATACTTACATAACTTGCAGCTGTCGATATCATGTCGATAAACTTAGACAGTATCGGTGCTACTATGGAAAGTATCGGGGCAAATGCTGTTGCGAGTGAGTTTTGCAAGCGTACCAAACTGCTCCACAACATCGACAAGCTGTTATTCGTATCACTGGAATACTGCGACAGGTTGTCGAATCCACCTTTGATTCCACTCATCACAGCCGAAAACGCACGGAAAGCAACACTCATAAGCAAAGACATGCCAAGCATACGGCCAATGCTCATTCTTGCACCACCGGCAGATTTTGAAACACCTTTTATGGATTTTGATGCCCGCTTGCCGGACGAACTCATTTTATCGTTCGCATCTGAAGCTTTAAGCGTTTTGGACTTATATTCGTCTACAGTTCCTTTTATGGATTTGTAAGACGTATTTAACCGATCATTGATATTTGCGAGTTTGTCTTCTGCTGCTGCAAGCTTTTCCATATCGGATTTCGGCAGTTCCGTATTTTCAATGGTTTTAAATGCTTTACCGCTTTTCTCCAAATCAGATAATTTTTCTTTAGTATTCTTGATTGAATCTTCCAATTCATCCACATACCGCTGTTGATCTCTAAAAATATTGGAATTAACATCTCCACCATTAGATTTAAACCACTCCTGTGCCTTTATAAGCTCATTCATTTTTTCTGTAGTGGTCTCTATCTTTTCCTGTAAAGTCTTATATTCCTCTGTCGGAATCTTCTGGTTGCCATATTCAGCTACTTTTCTTTTTAATTCTTCTACTTTTTCGGATTGCCTAGCATATTCCCGGCTAAGTTTTGAGAACGAATCAATCTGCTTCTCTATTGATGCTTTGGTTTTGGCACTAACTCCATTCAGTTCATTCGCCATTTTTCTCAGTGATGATTCTATCTCTCTGCCACCGGCACTCATACCATCCGAGTTGATTTCGGTATCAATAATAATGCTACCGTCTGCCTGTGCCATAGCAATTCCTTTCTACCGTTAATTCTTTACGGTCAGCGAGCATCTACGATTGATGCCCGGTTATTTCTTCTTGAACCCGAAAAGTTCTCTTAATTCTTCCTTTTCGGCTTCGCTACGTTCCTGTGTTTTGGTCTTTAGATCAACCATGTTTTTGTGTTCTTTATAATAATCCTCTTCCCACTTTTCCAGTTTTTTTCCTCTTCTTTTTTTGTCCCTTATACTGACAATAGTGGAAAATGTGCTTTCTCCTACTTCCATATATGCACCAAGGAATGTCCACCAATGCATATATTCTTCCGAACGCACATCCTTTCCTATGGTCTTGTTAATGGCCGGGATGACAACAGGAGCATCTTTTTCCCAATCCATTAACTGCGGTCTTGGCTTTTTGCTGTCTTCTTTGAATCCGCAATCTATGAATTCCCCGCCTTTTTTCATGGCTTCTTCATAGTCTCTAGGGTTCATGCTGTCGAAATCAATATACAGAATTTGCAAAAGCGTAAGTGCACGCTCTTGATTCTTTTCTTCTTCTGTCATATCGGGTTCAAATATCTCCGGGTCGTTCATAGCAGAAAGAATATCCAATATCACACGAAAGTCTGTGCGTATCCGATATTCTTTGCCATTAATCTCTAAGGAAGTGGGAAGTTTCCACGCATACATTAGTTATGGTACTTTGCCACATATTTGTTCATGCGGCGCTGTACCTTTTTTGATCTGTAGTGAAATTCGCTTTCAATTACTTTTGCAACTGCGTTAAGAACATTTTCAAAATACAGCTCTCCGCTTTTCAAAGGTGTAAACGGTCCGGCTATCTTGAAAAAAATATCGGAATTCGTATTAAGGATATAGGAAATCCTGTCGATTACCTCTTTTTCCGCTTTTCTAAATCCATCAAACCCGGTTGGAACTTTGTAATTTTCGAAAAACTCAATTGTTTCCTCAAGACGGTTAACAATATTCGTGTCAGCCAGATTGACATAAATTGTTCCAATCAAATTTCCTTTCATGTCTTTGATCGGAACTTCGCTCAAACCGGTATCTACATGGATGTCGTTAAAACTTTCTTTTTTATCTTTAATCAATTTATTGCTCATAAAAACACCTCTCTCAAAATTAATCAGCCAGCGAAGTCATTGCCGGTAACGCACCGGCTGTAAACTTCGGGTTTCCTGTTTTAAGTGATTCAGCCGTTACATAGCCTTTTGTTCTATCACCATCGAACGAAATGTTAAATGGGATATTCACTCCGGCTGTGTCACCGCCGTAGCTCTGAGGTTTTACGAGCACTTCCTGTACATAAGCAAGATGATTCTCTGCACTTGTGTCTTCCACGATTACTTCAAGCATCAGTGTTTTGCAAGCATCACCTTTTAACTGGTCAAGCGCAATGTCTCTAATGTGTGGATATAATTTTGAATCCGGATCTGCATAGAACGGGTCTGCACTAATGGACGGCTCATACCCGTTGTCTGTTGTTTTTGTCTTGCCAAGAATCGTTTTCTTGGTCGATGTATCCGGGTTGAGTTCGACAGACATTTCTTCAATGTCTTCTCCGACAACTTCAAACTCTGCGGATGATAAGACTTTTTTGAATGTGGTGTCTAAATAATGCGCTAATGCTTCACGATTTAACTGTCCCATATTATCTTTCCTTTCTACCGTTAATTCTTTACGGTCAGCGAACATCTTCAATTGATGTCCGGTTAATTAGTTCTTCTGAATATATTCCTGTATTTGAGAGACATACTAATCACCCAGTCTTGCACATTGTTTTCGTAAGTTTTGTCAAGATATGATGGTGTGATTCGTGTAATCTCTTCTATTTTTCGTTCCTCTGTAAGTGTTGGGTAAGATGTAAGCTTATGCTTTTCGCCATCAATCACGACTGTTTGTCGTTCCAACCATTTACCTACACTATCAAGAAATTCCTTGATATCCGCTTTCATATTCGGAGAATCACGGGATGTCCTGTACACGATATAAAAGGGGTAGTTGCAAAGTTGATTCACCTTACCTGTTACCGATTTTTTCTCCTGTGCAATCACCGCACCGGATACCGGATAAAATGCTATTCCATCATCTTCTTTCAGAGTTGAGAATTTAAACACTTCTCCGGTTTCCAATCCTGGATACTGATTCAGCAAATCTTTAAGTGCATTTGTTACAATGTCGTATCCGTCAACATCGTATTTCACTGTTTTTTTACTATCCACCGCCTGCACGTTTCTTCACTCCTTTTACCCATGTATCGCAAAAATCATCTTTAGCAGCATCAAACCAATGATCTGTTGCAAAAGGGTTTGGTTCCTTTGAGAACTGAATATCACGGTCTGTTACCACCTTTTTCGCCCCTGGTCTCGCCCACGGTGATCCTGTTTCCGGGTCTACCATAACTTTCCCCATGTACAGATATCTTACGTAAGGACCATATCCGGCATAAACTTTTCCACTACCTTTCAAGGCTTCATTCTGCGTATTAGTTGTATCAATCATCATCCCGTCTCTTTGTGGAATATACTTTTTTGTGCCTGTCCATACCTGTTCATCTAACCAAAGCTGAGCATCTTGGAATTGCTTTTCGAATCGGTCAAGATTCACATTTACTTTGATGTCAGCTTCAACTATCGAGATGTTCGGAAAATGGAACATTCTGCTACGTGCCATTTACTTTCCCCCTATCTCAAAATGTGGGATAAGTGTGTATGTTCCGACATTGGTGATTAAGAATACATTGTCGTGACTTTTGTTCATATAATCATAAAAGCCACCGTCTCTCCGGCTCTGATAGTCTTCGTCTGCTATCATCTTTTCATCATGTTCGCCCTCAATGAAAAAGTCACCGCTTGCAAACGTGACGGTATGTCCAAGTGTATCGTTAATTTGTTTCGCCCATTTTTTAGGCTCAAGATACTTTTTGCCAGCTACTACTTTTTCATCGGACGCCATGCGATACAGAACATGGAGCGTTGCCGTGTCAGCCGTATCAAGTCCTGTCTTTTCGATGTTTGCGGATTTATCAACAATGAGTTGAACACCTTTAATTACGGTCGGATACCAAAATATTTCGTCCTTTTGATTCACATATTTGTTGAATACAGTTATGGTTTTGTCATACATTGGTATCACCTCTCGTTAATAAAACTTCTTACCGCATTTTTCGCACTTCCATATGTGCCTTGTTTCTTTTATCCCGTTTCCGATATCTTCCAGATACGTTCCGTCATGGATTTTCTTTTTATGTTTGCAAAATAATTTATTGATGATTCTTAACACGCTTTCCTCACAATCCGGCATACAAAAGGCAAATTCCCTTGTCGTTGGTTGCTCCGGCAAGATACTCTGTAGCAACGTTTAGCAACAAGGCATTTTCCACTTTTTTATCCATAGATGCCTGAGCATACGCATTGCTACTTATATTACTTCCGGTAGCATAGGAGATGCTTTCATTACCCGATGAAACAGAAGAGACGGCCTTGTTAACGACCGTCCCATCTTCTTTCTGTATAGTTCCTACGGTATCCATAGAAGCTTTTTTAATCTGATCAATTTGATACATGGTATCAGCAACCGCACAGACAGCCTTTTGTACTTTCGTTTTAACTCGCTCATTATCTGGAAGTCCGTCTACAAGGCGGTCGAAAGTATATTGGTCTATGCGGTCACTGGCACGCTCTGCATACTTAAGGAAGTCACTTTCCGGCACAGTATCACCATAGAATTTGCTTTTGTAAAATTCATAATCTGTGTATGCCATAATGTTCCTCCTGCTACTTCTGATCTTCTTTTGCAGTAGATTTTCTGCCTTTGTTTCCGCCTTTGATCTCTTTGTATTTATTTGGGTTATTCTCCATCAACTGAGCACTCATTTCATGCTCAGTTGATAAGGTTCTGCCCGTTTCCAAGTCTTCAAACTGTCTCATGATTACTCACCTTTCTTATTCTTGAAGATAAGGTCTGGCATTACAGATTTGGTTCCGTAATGGTAGAAGAGTTCAATACCATATGCTTCTGAAAGAGGAATCTTCTCAGCACTGTATGGTGTGGATTTAACAGGCTGTGCGATAGCTCCATCCACCATCACGATCACATCAACGTCTGTCGGCATGTGCACGCATGAGAATGTTTTTACGCCATGATAAGCGTAGAACTCTTCGTCAGCCACGCCAACACCCGGCACTGTAACTTTATCTAGATATGTGCGGATTTTTCCGTAGAATTTTGGTGTACAGATCATGTTCATCATAGAACGAGGTACTCCGTCCACATATTCATTCTTAGTGGTTTCGCACTGCTGAATCATGGTTTCAGCCTGTTCCTCAATAGCTGTAATACCTGTCAGATCAACTTCTGTCGCATCTGTTCCGGCAACTTTGAAGAACTCAGTGTCGAGTTCTGCGATCATTCTAAGCGCATGGTTTGCTGTTCTTTTTGCAATAAGTCCCTCTACTCCGAGAAGAGATACATCTTTCTGTTCAACCTCTTCTACGATTTCCTTATCTACATCAATCGGAATCGTAACCGGCTTTCCTTTTACTCCATCACCTTTAGCTGCACCTCTGGCTGTTCCGTAATTCTTAGATGTCGCATTTGCGAATCTTTTTGCTTCTACGGTTCCGGCTGACGGATCACCGGAAAGTTCGGTATTCTTCATTTTTCCAGAAATAGTGTTCTTCTGGACGTTTTCAATGACCTTTCCGTACTCTTCTGCAAGAAGCATTTTTCCGGTTGGGTCAAGTAACATGTTCAATGATGTAATTCTTGTTGTTTCTGCCATTTTTGTTCTCCTTTAATTCTTTAAGGTCAACGACTATCCTCTATCGATAGCCGGTTCACAGTATGGTTTTACCAAACAGTTCCAGGAACAAACGGCTCTGCTTTCTGTTCACTTACACCTTTTTCCGTAGGTGTTGTGAATACCGGTGGTGTCTTACCATCCGTCACGAAAGCATCTTTCTGAGATTCTTTCAGCTCTTTCATGTAATCATCAAGACCGAGAATCTTTTCACCCTCACGTTTCAGGCCCTTGTCTTTAATCATGTTGATGATTCCTGTTTTTGCAAAATCAGAACTGAATTTCTCGCCCGCAAGAGCCTTTGTCAGAACATCGTTGAAGTCTCTTTCTTCAATCTTCTGGTTGTACTCTTTTTCACTGGCATCAAGCTTGTCTTTCCATTCTTTTTCTGCGTTCTCGGCTTTCGTCTTCCACTCATCACGTTCTCTTGTGATCGCATCGAAGTCTTTTCCCTCGAACCCGTCCAAAGTCTCTTTCGCTGTTTCATACTGCGTTTTAAAGTTGTCACGTTCCTGTGTCAGAGTTTCTACTTTTCGTGTCTGCTTTTCATAGTCAGATACGCTTTTGTAATTCTCTTTCACTGCATCTTCGATTGTCTTTTTCTGCTCATCTGTAATTTCAAGACCAGAATCTTTGATAATCTGAATAATATTTTTCATGTTGCATATCCTCCTCAACGTCATTTATTAACCGCTTCGTCTGCGGTAGGGATTCAGACAGATGAACCTCTGCCGGGGTAATCGGGTTCTGCGGATTCGAACCACATGTCTCAGATGCTATTATGTAACGAAAGAGGAAACATCTGCGTTCTACCATTGAACTATATCCCGTTAGTGGTTGGTGCAAGTGTTCCCTCTATACAGTTCCAACCACTGTTACGGCTATTTGACGGTCAATCTGCATATTGTTCCGTAACTAACTCTATACAGAAAAAGGATAGCCGGACATGAATCCATGCACCATACTGTGCACTATCCTTTGCGGAATGAAAATTTATCATATTATATCTTTAGGAGGTAACATAAGATGACGGTTCCCCAAGTCCGCAACCTTAGGGGAAAGCCTAACGGGCGTTTGACCGCCCTTTAATCAGCATTCCGCTATTAGGCTTTATTGAAAGGAGGTGTATCAAGCAAGAAAGGAAAATGTCCTATGTGATTCACCGTATATATCGTAACATTAATATATATAGTACTCCGTACCCATGTTTTTACATTTCCGCAAGCTTCTTAATTTGCCTTTGAATCTCTTTCCGTTCTTCCGCAAAATCCGAATCCATCATCATAGAGGAAAGCATGTCGTACACTTCTACCATAAGTTTCCCGACACTTTCCATCAGTTTGTCTCTGTGTGCTTGATCTCCGTTCTGTTGATACATCTCTTTCGCCATAATGTACTGGTCATATAGTGCATCAATGTTTTTGTCGTACTTTCCGTTACTGTACTTCTTGATAAGGTTTTCCGATGCATCCGCAATCATCCCCGGTACGCTTTCGCATTCCAAAGATTTCATATTACACAATGTAGATGTAATCATGTACATTGCCTGTAAGTTAGACATATTTAAGTCTTTCTTTGCAGATGCTTTCTCACGTTCAAGCTGTTCTTCCAAAATCTTTTTGATCTCGCTCATTTATTACACCTCGATTCCTTTCATTTTCTTTTTGTATTTGTCGTGAATCTCCGACTGAATTTCTGTGATGTATACCATGTCGTATCCGGTAGATATGAGGTCGTTAATCATACATTCTACGGTTTTTAATTCTTCGCTTACATCCTCTACCAAACATTCCACGAACATAGCATCAGCCACATGACCGTTTTCTCTTAGCGTGTGTGCGTACTGTTCGTACACTTCCTTTGTTTCGGATTCCCAATTGTGGTACTCAACAAATCCATCTTCTACGGCTTTCTGCTTTGTGCTTTTCCCGATGCTTAACCGTTTGGCCGTTCGCCACGAATCCGGGATAACATTCACTTTTCCCTCAAATGCATCATCAATAAGCTGATTGTGATGGCTTATAAAATATCGGCACACTTTCCTACGTTCCAAGCTTTCCGCAATGTGCTGGTACTCATGCATCCGCTTAAAGCCTTTTAAGCCAAGGAAATCGAAGTAGTCCGCAAACTGTCCGTGCATCATGACCGCTCCGATAAGCCGTTCATTAATTCCGGCAAAGATTTCTTTCGGAGTTTTAACATCTAGGTTGCTTTTAAAATCAATCATAGAAACTCACCCCTTTTCTATGAAAGCTTTTTGATGATGATATTCGCATCCTTAACCAATGTGTCAACTGTGCCAACGTTGCCAACCGATATAGTGGCACTACTTCCAGCCGGAACTGCAATCAATGTAGCTGCACCGACATTCTGATACACATTTGCCGTTGCTACTGTATAGTCCATTTCCGTACCAGAAACCGGTTCCCCGTTCTGTTTGATAGATAACGCTACCGCTCCTATTGCAGATGCCGTAACGTTTCCGTTAAACTCAACTTCGACCGCCATTGGCAGATTTCCACGGTTTGTGATTTCAAAAAGTCCACTGCCGTTGTCATGTGCAAGCCACCCTGTGTTACAAGCACATCTACGGCTTTTCACTCTTGTTTCTGTAAATAATACATTCTGATTTGTTGCTACTGTCTGAGCATTTTTAGCAATAGAATTTAACATATTTTTTCTCCTTTCTTAAAAAAGAGAGTAAGCGCATGCCTACTCTCTTTGATGTTCGCAAGACTACTTTTTCGTAGATATGGATTCTTCCAACATGCTTATGATTTTGTTTTGGTTTTCAATTATTTTTAAAAAGTACTTACTGTCTTGCTCGTGCAAGTGTTTTTCAATGTCAGAATTACTCGCCTGTGATAAATCACTGTTAAAATTAGCCATCTGCAAAGCAACCCCGTACACTGTTAGAAAGTCAAGTAGTGATATGTCATTCACTTACATCACGTTCCCACTTGCACAGCAACCATTACCAAATGCGTTATACGCAAAGTATGGACTGCAAGACATATAAGCCGGTTTTGGTGTCGGTCTCACTGCATCAATAATGTTATTGGTCTGTGATACCTGTGAGATCTGCCAGTATGCTGTCTGCAAATCTCTGTCACGATCAGCAAGCTTATCTCTCAAGTTCTGAATCGTGTTATCCTGGATTAACTGGCGTGTAGCCTGTCCATCTGCCAAGATGCTTTCCTTAATGTCACAGCAGCATTGCGCCATCTGTGCCTGCATATTCTGTGCCTGTAATGCCGCATCATATCTACTCTGTAAGATCTCTTTCTGTGTGTTGCAGCAACACTGAGCCTGCTGAGCCTGTAAGTTCTGCAAGCCAAGCTGTGTGGTATAGCGGTTCTCTAATACGTCTCTCTGTGTCTCGCAAGCTGTGTTAGACACATTCTGGTTTGTGTTAAAGATATCTCTTTTCACGAATTCGTCAGAGATAAAAGCGTTCTGTGCTCCATTGTTGTTTCCCCATCCGTTGCCACAAAACAGGAAAGCAAGAATAATGATCCAGAACCATCCACCGTCACCCCACATGTTTCCATCGTTGTTTCTTGTGACTGCTGCTACATCGGCAGCACTAAGTGTGTTTAATCCCTCGTTCATGTTGGTTCTCCTTTTCTTTTATTTATCAAGACGTGTGCACTCCGTCCGGATATCATTTTATTTTATTAATAATGTCGTTTGGATTCATGCCATTTTGCTGGCACATCTCCATAAATACATCTTTCGGGTTTCTTCCTTGGCACATATCCATAGCCTTTTTGATGTTCGGGTTGCTCTGCGCCATATTCTGTAACATTGCTCCGGGGTTCTGCGTACTCTGCACCATCCCCATCATTCTTTGAATCATTCCGAATGGACTGTTGCCACCAGGCATACCGCCCATCATTCCCATTAACGGATTACTCATGCGTCAACTCCCCTTTCTGTTCTTCCGGCTGAGGTTTCAATGTATCCAGTAATTTGTTGAATTCTTCTCTTGTCACGTACTTAGCGTCCATATTTTCCACTACAGGTTGTGGATTGTTCGCCTGTACCTCATGGAATTCAAAAGCTTTAAACGTAACACTTCCCACACTGTCAACAGATTTAACATAAAAATATGGCGCATTGTTATCCATCATCCAAGCCGTTGTTCCCGGCTGTACAATCTGATTTCTTGCCCCGTCAACTCCGGCTACCTGTATCCAGTTCACATTCGGCTGTGGCTGTGCCTTGTATTGCTGTTGAGCCTGTGATAAGTTGTCTATCCGTTGTCGTAATGCCATCTGATCTTGCATATAAGCATCCTGTGGCATGTACGGTGTATATGACATATATGGATTCATACTCATACCTCCTGTAAATTAGCATTTGTTGTTCTCTATGCTTTCATTTTACGCATAAAAAAGAGACCTTAACAGTTCGTTAAAGTCTCTAAAAAGTATCACTTATTATTTTGTGCTTTCGGTATCATTCTGCAAATACCCAATCTTCCGCAAGCATATCTGTCTGAGACGGTGTCCACGGCACTTTATTTTTAGGAGCATAAGGATTTTCTGTCTGTAATCCAGTAGTGTTGATATATATGAACGAATGCGTCATATAATTGAATGCTTCAATGGTTGTTCTTGCTGTAACTCTGTCGTATTCTTTCACTTCTTCACTTAGTTCAGAATACGGAATCATATCCGGGTGATCTGTAACTCCTTGTTTTTTCTTTTCTTCCCACCATGCGTTATGCACTGCTTCTGCAATAGTTTCAAGATTGACTTCTGGCGAATACATTTCCAGATAGATTCCTTTACCATTCCAACCTTTACGAGCTACCTTAAGTCCTCTTTTTAGATAACGGATAGCATCACCGAATCCAAATGTTGACTGACCGCCGAGAATACCGCAATTCTCTTTATCTGCAATCATCCAGTCATCCCTCTGCGTGTGCATGAAAGTATATTCCACTCTCTGCGTTTCACGAATATCAAGAACATCTCCCTGTCCTTTGTCGGAATCCTTTGGTCTGCAATGAATCATAATCGTCTTTTTATCATCATCCCAACACCAGTAACCATTCCATCCAGGCAATTTCACTTTCGCACCTTGTTTCATTAATTCAAACGCTTCTTTAAAAATCATATTTATTCCTCCACTAATTCAAATCTGTACTTCTGCTTCACATCCGGGTATTTCTTCCTGTCTACTTTGCTTACGAACATTCCGTAAGGTCTGCACCACACGCAACCAGAACATTCATAGACTACCTTAAACTGCCCCGGCATTTCGCTATCCTGTGCAATATACAGGACTTTTACTGTCTTGCCATTGAAGTGCCTGTACACCTGTCCGGGTTCAACTTTTCTATTGCTCACTGTCGGCGGTTCATTGTTGAAATACTTCTCACATTCTGCCAAATCACAGTTCTCTTTCATGATCGGATGTTTTTCATCCAACTTCTTAATCTCTGCTTTTTGTACGTGAATGTGCTGTCCTACAAGTGGAAATCCACAGCCATAAAGCATTTTCGCCTTAATGTGGTGTGGCTCAAGTCTGCCTGTCGGGTCTATGAGGTATCCACTTATTTTAAAAATCTTATGAATCATATAATCACCTCTTTAGTCCTATAATTGTGTAAAATTCTTTTTCGGATAAGGCACTTTTGGTTATAAGCCGAAGTGTATCATCGGAAACATTCCTAGCAATATACGCTTGGAACAAAATCCCTGAAACAATAACATTCCGGCATTCATCCGGCAATTTCATTGATTCATTTAATTTCATTTTCGGAACAGCAAACGACAGCGTATATGTACTTTCTGCCCCGGTTAAGAACTTTTGATAGTCCATCTGCTCAGAAATAATTGTTTCCCCGGTAGAATAAAATTTAATATTCCACCCAATACGGTTTTTGAGATCAATCATTTCATCTGCCGTAATGTTCGGCGTTTCATCGACTACCGTTTCCTCTGCCGGATACATTTCCCAATCCTCGGCAAGCATATCTTCTTGTGTTGGTGTCCAGTTTGGCTGAAAGCTTCCTTTTCTTGTGTAACTCATAATGCAGTCCGAAAAGCATTCTTCTTCTGGTAGAATTGCAAGAAACGTATTCGTTGTTAAACCTTTGTTTCTTCCAATAAAAATAAACTGTTTTCTCCCATTAAAAAGGTTTTCTTTCCATACATTACGTGTAACTTTCTTTCCCTTTTTCATGCATTTTATGGCTTCTCCGAAGTTCATGCCTATACCACCCTTTCGATCTTATCATTCACTCTTCTACTCAATCTCTTGACCGTAGAGACACTCACATTCATTTCTTCCGCACAGTCCTCTAAAGGCATAGCTTTAGCACGTAGCCGAAACAGTTTCAATTCATCCGATGTAAAGTTGCATTCTAACTCAAAATAGTCAAGTTCTGGTCGTGTAAAAGAGTATATTTTCATAATTCCTTTGGTTTCTTGTCCGTCATAGCATTTACAAGCTCTTCCCGAGTTTTTTTTAAACCCTCAATGTTATTCCCTGTGATTTTGTTTTCGATCAAATTAAACATACTTCTCATTAATAGATTCATATCATCCCTCGTATTCCTTATGTTCTTATAATCGTTATCAAGTTTCTGATTAATCCCTGTGATAGATGTTTCAATGTTCGTTATTCGCTTTTCAATCTGTTCTATACGGTTGTCCTGTTTTTCTTTTGGTGCTTTCCATGATTTGTACCACCCGGAAAGCACCGCAACAGCACCGCCAACAACAGATATAGCACCGCATGTAGCAAGTATCTGTGTTATTAATTCCATGTGTTACGCTCCATAATTCAATCCGATTCCGGCTTGCTTGTATATCTCTTTTCGCATTCTCTCTTTCAGTTCCTCTACATCAATAGTGACTGTCGTGTTTTCTGCAACCTTTACATTTCTGTAATCATGAGCCTTTAATACAGGTGATTCCATATCTTCAATAATCGGTGAGATAACAGGAGTAAGATACGCTTCTTTCTCCAACCGCTTATTCTTGCACCTGTCCTTAAACGGACACTCTCTGCACATTTTTGCCATTCTTGTTAATCCACTCATTTTGCATCACCTTTCGCATTAAGATATCTCTGTGCTGCTTTTGCTGATCTCACAGCTTGTGACCTATCCCACTGTGCTACCCGTAGACGTTCCGAATATTCTTTAAGACCATTATCTTTGCAGAACTCACGGTATTGCTTGTTCTGCCGTCTGAGCACTGCCGACTTGCGGTCATACATCTGTTGCAATTCGAATTTAAGCTTATCATCTCCGCTTGAATCTATAGCAGTCTGCAAATTCTGAATCTCTCTCTTGCTGTTGCGAATACGCCTTTCCATAAGACGTTGTTTTTTCGCACGTTCTTCCGCTTTGATATTGTCTTCGCTTGACAGATTGATATCTGCATACGGATTGTTTTCACCGTCACCGGACCCGAAAGAGTGTCGGCAGTTCACGCCACACAACCCTGTCACCGTTCCGTAGCCTGTTGATGTTCGGAAGTCTGGAAACCTCTTGTCTTTTCCTGTCCGGGAATAGAATTTTCCTTGCCACCAAAAGTGGTTCGTTGGATTGTTACCGCCATCACCAATTCGTGCTCCTACATGTGCAGATACTAAGATGGTATCCCATTCCAATTCTTCCATTCGCTTTAGTGCGATTGCTCCGGCACACTGGCTTATCCCTGTGCGAACAGCCATCATCGTGGCTGATTCAATGCTCATTTCTCTACCGGACGGATACGATACTTTAACACCTTGCTTTATCATCCTGTCAACAGCATTTCTGACAGCTTGTGTGTATGATACGGCACCGCTTGATGCCATGCGGTAAGCATTGTCCACCTCTTTTAAAAACAACTTCTGTGCTTCATCTGCAGTTGTTCGTGTAAGGTTTCTCCATTCTCCGCACGTAGCGTTATAATCTCTTTCCAGTATTCTTAGCAATGCCGGAGATTGCAATAAGGGCATAGGTGATAGTCCTACTGCCCTATATATCGCATCGTCTCTCTCGATAGCTTTTATACCGGCTTCCTCAAATGCGCTTTTCAGCTCTCTCTCTTGCTTTTTCGTTTTGTCAGCAATCTCTTTTTGTATGTCTTCCAGTAAGTAGCCGGATTCCTGCAACACCTGTATCTGCCACCTGTCCGTAGCCGTAAGGAGATAATCTTCCCCACGACCTATACGCACCATTATGCGCTCAACGATCATGTCCATAATGTTCTTATGCATGTCCGATGTTATCTTTTCTGCTCCCTCGGTCACATGAAAGAGATATTCCGGCGTAAGCATTACTTACCCTTTCCATCTGGCCATGCAAGAAGAATTAAGAAGAACACACAAACCACAATAATATTAATAGTACTTGTTGCCATCTTTATTCCCCCTCTACTTCTGGAATACCGGCTACAGATGTAAGCAAGCTTGCTACTCCGGCTACGGCTGTTACTCCGATTGCATATTTCCAATCAATTTCATAGATTCCTTTTCCAACGATTACAAATCCAAGTGCGGTCTGCGCCATCGTCTTAACACATCTTACGCCTGTTGCTTTCAGCCATTTAACAGTGTTTACATTTGGTTTCAATACACAATTTTTAAACATAATATCACTCCTTTTCTTAAGTTTACGAAAGAATAATGTATGTGTTGTACCCTATTCCTCGTCAAACAATCCGCTGTTCGGCTTGTTCTGTTCCTGTGCTTCTTTTATCATTGCTTTTGCTTCACTTTCGGTCATGCTCTCAAATTTCACAAAATACATCCACGCCGGAACCTTGCCCTGTAAAACATAGTTCCACCACCGAGAGCGATCATCCTCTAAGTTGTATACAAGATCTTCAAAATCACATGCTGTTTGGTAGTTCGTTGCCGGGATAGTTCCGTTTGCTGTGCCGACTGCATACAGGATATAGATGATTCTGTGTAATATGCCATCATGGTTTTTCCCATCCAGAATGTTGCGAAACGCCTGGATGGTATGCAGTGTACGTCTATCGTCAGATTCTACCTGGGTTGCTGTCTGTATGCCTTGATTTTGATCGAAAGAGAAATATCCGTTTGAGAATCCGCATTTGTATCCGATGATGGACAGGTAGAAGTTAATAGCACTCACTCTATCTGTTACAAGCAGAGTAGGCACATGTTCATGAATGGTATTGTCTTCATTTATCCCTTGTTCCAATCCGCTCACAAATCTTGGTAGCTCGATCCCCTGTGCGTTTGCGAATTGTATCGCAGACTGCGATACAAATGTCATGTGTTGACTGTCTTCCTGTTCGTCTCCCATCTTGCTAAGGGCAATATCCAACCATCTCAATTCTTCGATGCATTCTGAAAACGCCGGAACAGTCAGTGGAGATTCCTTGTCAATCGCATTTGCGTAAGGATTTCGCCAGTAGACAAACAGCGGATATTCCAACCCCTGTACGTACACTTCCGGCTCAATGTCTTTCCATTCATCCACCCTGTCAAGCGTGATCTCTGTACCAATCATATCTTTGTTGTCAGATTTAAAAGCCTTACTGGATATATGGTATACACGTTCCAGTCCGACATCCTCAAATCTGTGATACTCAGCTTTTGTGTAGTATTTGTCGTTCTTCTTAAGAAATGAGAAAAAGATAGCTGCTAACGCATCCCCGTCCGTGTTTGTGTCTGTGATTAAAAAGTAATCAGGATCCAAAAATTCCACATCATCACCATTGCTCTTGACCATCATTCCACAGGTCGCACAACTTTCCTCTTGTTTCTCCTGTAAGGTGTTCATCACTTTGTCAAATCTCTTTTGCAGTTCGTTATTCCCTGTAATCCTGATATCCGCATTAAACAGTGTGAGGTTCGCTATCTCACGACAGACCACGTTCGAAAACCTTGTCGGCTTTATCTTTCCACTGGCACACCACTTTGGCACACCAGATCTCATGCTTTTATATAGCGACAGGGCGGTATCCATATCAGAAGACCGCCCTGTTTCAATTCCGAATATGTTTTTAGCGTCATTTACTTTAACCATTTTATTCCATACCGCCTTAATCTTTTCTATCAGTCTCATTGTTTCACTCCATTAATATTGCCATCTTAAGCGTCTGCGTAAGAATGTGTAGCAGAAATACCTTGTATCATCCATAGCGTGGTCATTTTCTTTAATAACTGCATCCTCGCTCTTTTCTTCATCCCATCTGTACATACCAAATTCGTTGATACAGTCTTTACAGTCTTCGTATATCTTAAGCATGCCTTTGTTTAGCATGGTTGTAACCACACGGATACCGTCAAGCACATCATTATCTGCTTTCTTTACTGTATATTCTCCGTATTTCTTAATGACTTCGATGAACGATGCAGCGGACGGGTCTATGATGATGCAATACACCTTTCTATCACCTATCAGTTCTTTCAACATTTTATAATATGCTTCATCATCCACTCTCTTACCGGTCTCACGGCTGTTATAATACACTTCTGCTTCTCTCTGTGCCGTTCGTCCATTGAACGCCCACAGTCCGGCAGAGAACGGATTGACTGTACCGTAGTCAATAGATACGATGTATTCTTTCACTCCTGTCATGTGTTCGTGTGCTACGTGCTTCGATTCGTCAAACATCTGATAGACAAGTCCCTCGGCCACGCACCACAATCCTAAGATATACCGTTTGAAGAACACACCTACATACATGCTTCGGTATCTTTTCTTAATTGCTTCAGACAGAGACAGGTTATCATCCATCGTAAAATGCAGATACAGGATATTCTTCTGATCACACTTATCAATCCAGTTGACTTTGAACCAGTGTCGAGGTCCGTCCGGGTTGCAGTTGAACCAGTATTTAGAACCTGTCACTGAGCAACGGCCTGTTGCCTGGTTGACAAACGATTCCGGCATTAATGCCACTTCGTCAAAAAACATTCCGGCAAGTGTGATTCCCTGTATCAAGTCCTGTGAACGTTCATCTTTACCGCCGAATATGTAGAAGAAATTCTTCACATTTCCTTTGCTGACCACAATAAGGTTGTCCGACCGATGGTCTACCACTGTATATCCACGGCTTTTCAACATCAGTTTCAGCCAGAACAGCACATTACGCCGAAATGATCCGATAGTCTTTCCGGCCATACCGAAATTCTGTTGATTGAATGCGCTCATTGCCCACAGGACATAAGACAGCGACATACACAGTGTCTTACCGCTTCGGATAGCTCCGTCAGCTATGATTCCCTCTTTGTTCTTTACAGGACTGGATTCACACCACCAGGTAAGTACTTTCTTCTGCTTAACGGAAAAAGGCTTGAACTCAAATCCTTGTTTCTTAGCCTTTTCTTTCATGGCAACTGCATGTTTCATAATGCTTTGCCGGATGTTATGTATTCTGTTCTCAATGCTACTCATCCGTCCATACCTCGCTCGCTGTTGCATTTAAGGCATCCAAGAAGTTGTCAGTGCTTTCTTCCTCTGGTGTAGAATCTTTGTATTGTGCTTCTAATTTGGCAAGTTCGATATTCATTCGTCTATCGTCCATATTGCGTTTGAGTAATTCTTGTGCACACCTTGTGCGTTCGGATAATGGAGCGTCTAAGTCGAACTGATCTTTCACTTCTCCGCGCATGACAGATGTAAGATACTGCATAACTTCCGTGATATCTGCGATACGAGCATCCTCTATTTGTTTCTGTCGTCTCTGTATATATTCCAAAACGACAGGTTTTTTCATATTCTCCGCTCCGGCTTGTCTCGCCGTCTTCTTACTATATCCGGCTCTCTTTGCAGCTTCTGTCTGATTCCCGCACTTTAAGAATTCATCAGCAAACGCTTTCTGCTTTGGAGTAGGTTCTTTTCCTTTTGGCATCTACCCACCCTCTTCCACAAATTCATCTACTTTGCTAAAACACTTTCTTACCATATCTGTGCTAATCTCTATTACCTTTTTACTAACAGACCACTTTCTGTTCTTTCCTCTCTCTACTTTTGCAAGTATAACCGTGCCCTCTCGTGGTATCTCTGCCGGTGCAATATATATATCTCCATCTCTACATTCCCATGTTTTTTCAGATCTGCTACCATCATTGTTGACACTAGTACATTTTTTAGTATTAGAATGGCATCTTAAAAACTGTACGTCCATGCTACTCACCGCCCTTGTCTGTTCTAAACAGTCTCTTTCTGAGGTTACTGTACCTGTCTGTAATGACATCCAGTGCAATGTTGAGTGCTTGTATTGTTCCATTCTGTCTGTTGTGTTCTTCTACCAGTCTCTTATTCTTTGCAATAAGTTCCTGTACTTCGCACAATGCCCGTTCTCCGACAGCCTTTGCGTCTTCTACCTCTTTTTGCAGATACTCATTCTTTTCTTTCAGCTTTTCGTTCTTTGTAATCATGTCACTGAGTTTCTTCTGCATTTCTTCTTTAATCATGTTTTCTGTTTCTTCCGCATAAGTCTCAATCATTCTTTCACCGCCCTCCATATATCGTTTAAACAATTTACAATCTCTATCTGTGATGCTGTTCGGATAATTTCATAGTCATAATATTTCCATTTCCTGTTTTTCTTTCGCTCTAATACTCTGGTAGATAGGATGTACATGGTGATAAGTCTATTTTGCTCCACGGAATAAAACTGGCTTGTCCCCATCTTTATAACTAATCCTTTTTGCAGTATTGCTTTCTGTAACTTTTTAGCAATGCTATTTAGATTTGCCATGCTTATCTACCTCCCGGCATTAAACCATGCATCAAAATTCTTCATTCTTCTTTTCCTTGCCCGGTCATAAGTGGTTGTTGTCCGGCTTGCATCATGCATAGCACTTGTATCCCCTTTCTCTATCTTTCGGTTAAACTCATGCATCTTATCCTGTGCCTTATTACTTGCTGTCAAAAGATTTCTATACTCTTTTGCAAGTCTCTGGTTCTTGTACAGTGCATCCGCACTTCCAAGCTTTGCTATCTTTCTTTTCGTTTCATTTAATCTGTCTCTATAATATTCGCTTATTCTTTTTGCTTCTTTTTTGTCCTTGACAGAATCAATAAACTCTATGTTTCCGCTCTGCGCCGTTTTTTCCAGTTTGACATCTTTCTTAACTGTTCCGCTCCCACGTAATGCGTCACTTTTCTTGGACGCATTGTAGAATATCCTCGCCGCCCCCCTTGGCCACAGGGGTTCCGCTTATCGCACTTGCGCTACCTCTACCGCCCATTTTATTTACCTCTTTTCCTTTCCGTCAGTTCTTCTCCGAACGACTTAATCTTTACAATGTTCCCTGTGCACTCTTCCGGCACCTGTCCATAAAATAGTACTGTCTCAGGTTCCAATCTTCTCAGCATCTCGTCATATCCATTTAAGAATAACGCTTTCCGTTCCTTACTATTCATTACTCCAACACTGGATACTGCTACCACACCGCCTGCCGGCTCACCGTCAAAGCACCACTCAAACGATTCTCTGTCACTCCAACTGATTGTAGGTATCACGTCAATACCGTACATCTGCATATATGCACCTATCCAGTGTTTGCGGAAGTGGTTGTAAATCTGTAATGCTTTTGGAAAATCAGTATAAGTGCTGAAATCCGGTGACATGATAAATCGAAACTGTGAAAGCATATTGATGTAAGTATCCGGCCTATTCCATAATCTTTGAAATTGGTAATCGTCAAGAAAGAAATGCACGCCTTTCCCGGCTCTGTCTTTGCATGTCTTAGCTTGGTTGAATCCAATAAACTCGCACTTTTCATACTTTGTAGGTTGTATCTCCGGTATTCCGAACTCATTTACCATGTCAAATATCATTCGTTGCTGATTCTCATAATTCATATTTTCTTTATACATAAAAATAGCACCTCCCACGATAATTACATCTTACCGTCAGAAGTGCTATTTCATTGTCCCCGTTATTTAGTTTTATTACTGTTTTGATACTTATATTTTACCATAAAACATGCTGTTTTTCAACTTTTACAGAATTGGACTGTATATAAGTCTTTTATATCGTTTACTAGTCAGGCAAAAAATAAAAGATTTCAATTATTTTCAAAATCTTTTTCTTTTAATCTATATATTTATATTTTCGGCTCCCGTCTTTATTTTTC